GGGATTCAATTGCCGCAGGGACCGGCTGTCACTGGTGGTGGTTCTGGTACCAGCACCGGCAGCTTGAACCTCACAATCTCTGCGGCGACGGGTACCATCGTTATGGGGGCATCGGCGGCCGGGACCGGCGCGCCATCAAACTTTACGGTTGAAAGTCAAGTCTCAGGAACACCCGGCGGCAACGGCGTCTATACTATGAACCAAGTATCGACGCTCTCGGCTGTCACGCTGACCTTTACTGGACCTCTGCCTCCAGGTGGAATGCTGTACGGAGGTGTGGGCACGCCCAATTTCGCTACGGCGATCAGCAACATCCAGAAGAAGGGATATGAGTACGTTGCGTTGCCGTACAACGACAGCAACAGCCTGTTCGTGTGGGACCAGGAGTATGGCTTCACTGACACGGGCCGGTGGGGATGGGAGCGCCAGCAGTTTGGTCACATCTTCAGTGCCAAGCGTGGCTCTTACGCCAACTTGCTGGAATTTGGCGACACGCTAAACAGCGGCGTGGAGTCGATCATGGCGTTTGAGCAGACCACTCCTTCGCCGATGTTCGAAGCCGCGGCGGCCTATACGGCCAAGGCTCAGCGCGCCCTGATCAATGACCCTGCGAGGCCGCTCCAGACCCTCGCTCTTAATCAGATCAAGGGTTGTCCGCTCCAGGATAGGTTCGACTTCCCTGAGCTGAACAGTCTGGCCTCCAACGGTCTGGCCATCCAGGAGATCGGCAGCGACGACCAGCCGATGATCCTGCGGGAGCAGACCACCTACCAGCTCAACCTCTACGGCGCACCGGATGACGCCTATGAGCTGGTGACCACGCTGGCTACGCTCGCGAAACTTCTGCGAAACCAGAAGTACGCTATCACGAGCAAATTCCCGAGAAGCAAGCTGGCCGACGACGGGACCAAGTTTGGACCTGGCCAGGCGATCGTCACGCCGGGTATCATCAAGGCCGAGCTGGTCAACGAATATCAGATGGACATGTGGAATGGATTGGTCGAGAACCTCAAGGCATTCAAGGCCCATCTGATCGTAGAGCGCGACCCCAATGATCCGAACAGAGTCAACGTGCTCTATCCGCCTGACTTGATCAACCAGCTCCGCATCTTTGCCGTGCTGGCCCAGTTTCGCCTACAGTATGACCGTGGGATCGACACGACAATTATTGGTCAGGCGTCACCTCCGTTCCAGGCTTCTTCGGGCGCTCCGTCTTGAGATCGCCCAACTCACAGAAAGGAGACTAAACTATGGCACAGCGTTTCGCTGGGATCGCTTTTCTAACCGTGGATGGCACTCAGTTGGCCCTTCGCGGCAACTTCACCGTAAGTCCAAGCGCCGTTGAACGCACTATGATCGCCGGTCAAGACGGCGTCCATGGCTATCAAGAACTGCCTCGCGTTCCGTACATAGAGGGAGACCTGTCCACCGTGCCAGGTCTCCTGCTCGACGACCTTGAGGCAGAGACGGATGTGACCGTGATCGCCCAGTTGGCAAACGGGATGCAGTACACGCTCACCGGTGGGACCTGCAAGGCCGGCTTCGAGAACAACACTCGAGACGGTCAGGTCAGGGTCCGCTGGGAGGGTCTGGCCTGCCAGGAAATTTCAATCGCATGAGGTGAACCATGGCTAGTAATTATGTACCGGAGGTCGCCGCCGGGAACGGGAAGCCTCCGCTCAAAATGAAGGAGGGGTTCGTCCAGCCAGAGGGACCGCTCTCTACGGAGCCTTTGTCGGCCGCTCCCCAAGAACCACTCCCCTCGCAGATCAAGCCCGAGGCCCCGAAGCCCGAGCCTGTGGTCAGCGAGACGGAGCGGATCAGGAAGGACATCAGGGACAGCGCGGAGGATTGGCCGATCACCGTCCAACTGCTCTATCGCTCGGTGAAGAACGACAAGGGCGAGGAAGTTTGGAACCTGACCTTCAGGGAGCCCAGGGCCAGCGAGATCAACCGGATCGGCAATCCGACTCGCATGCTCTGGGATGGTGAAATTATCATCGAGGAGCGCAAGATGACCTACATCATGGGTGCGCTCTGCGGCATCCTTCCGCCCCTGCTCGAAGCGATGGACCCGCGCGACTGGAACAGTTGTGCGTATCGTCTGAGAAAATTTTTTTTACCCGATCTGCGGGCGTGGTGACCACCGTCATCGACGACAGTATGATCATCGATTGCTATCGACTAGCCAGCTACTACCACCTCGATCCTCGCACGTTCCTCGAGATGTCCATCAGTGAGGTCCAGCTTCACTTGAAGAGGACAGCCCAGCTCGAGAGGACACGCGCCGTAGAGAGCGGAGACTGAATTGCCCACTGAACTCCAAGAGCTACAGCTTCGGGTCTCTCTGATCAATGAGGCCTCCGAGGGTGTGAGCAAGCTCAAGGAGCAGCTCGGCCAACTCTCCGAGGGCTCTGGCAAGCAAGCGATGGACAAGCTCAAGGAGGAGCAGGCAGAGCTAGCGAAGCAAGTCAAGGAGTTGGGCGAGCTCGCCTTCGGTGGTGGCGAGGCCATGATCGGTTATATCGGAAAGTTTGGTGCAGCCGGCGCAGCCATGTCTGGGTTTGCCGCGACAATCTTGCTGGGGCTCGGCAATTTGAAAGAGTTCGCGGATAAGGTCGTCGACCTGACCAACAAGGCCAAGGTCATCGGAATGCACCCAGCCGAGCTGAAGAGCCTAATTGAGCAGTATGAGAGGATTGGAGTTTCCGCAGGAGTAGTCGAGCAAAGCATGGCTGGCTTCTCCTCGACGATTGCCGATATAAATCGGATTGGTGGCACCAAGCGGATGCAGATGGTTGAGGCCGCTGGGGCGTTCGGCGAGGTGATGGAGAAGGGCATAGAGCGCGTCGAGGCCCAGACCGATTGGGCCGGCAAGCTAGATCAAGTCCTGATCCAATCCCAGAACGTCTACGATAACAGGTTGGCCGAGACCCACGGAAACATAGCCGATGCGACTAAGAGCGAGAACGACTTCCTCAAGCTGTGGGGACTTGATCCTTCGATCAAGATGCTCCATAACATCCAGAAAGTCTCCGACGAAGAGAAGAAGCGACAGGAGGAGCGCGATAAGGTAACGGCCGCCTATAAGAAGCAAGTCACTATTCTGGGCCAGGAATGGGAGAGTTGGTCTGATGACATAAAGACCAGCATGTTGGCCTCGGATGGATCGATAGTAGGTGGTCTTAAGATTATGACCGACTTGGTCAAGGAGCTGCATGAGGTCTGGAACCAACCGTGGGTTGGCGCCGCTGGTCGTACACTCAAGTCTCTGATCACTAGGGGCGTGGGCATGACTGCGGTTGATTTGGTCAAGGCTGCGTTCGGCTTCCACAATGAGATCACGGATGAACCAGGCACCGGCTTCGAGCAGAGGTGGGGTCAGACCCAAGCTCCGAGTGCGCAGGGAGACTTCGCAGAGAAGCTCAAGAAGCTTGGGCTCGAGCGAGCTCCTCCGAGCTACTCACAACCGGCTAAATTGCTCTCTGGGCCGATGGGCAGCTACACCGGAGACGACCAGATGCCTGGGATCAGCAAGGGCTGGGAGTGGATGCGGAAGTCCGATGACATTGAGGACCGCAGGCAGGTCGATAACAGCTTGAGACAGGGCGACGAATATGTAGATTTCATCAAGGCCAATACGGCCGAGACGAAGAGGCTCAACGATAATTTTCGATTGCTCGACAGAGGAGAGGCCGTGCTGAAGGGCCTGGGTGGTCTCCCAGGATTTGATAGTGGTGGAGGTGGAAGAAACGTAACTGGAGGAACGTACGGAGGAGGTGGTGCGACTGGCGGGTGGACCTCTCCTGCTCCGACAGCACCCAATGGCAGCGACGTAGGCAGCGGGGATGGGAAGGGAGCCGGCGACAGCCACCCAACCGCAAAGGGCGGAGGGACGAGCGAACAGAGCAGCGCCAGCCCAGTTGAGCAATCCAATCCAGCCAGCGCATCGACCTCCGTTCCCCAGCGCTTTGTGTCCGACCTCACGGCCATGACGCTGGCCGGCGCCAAACCCCATAACATCCACGCCTACATGCTCCAGCACGGGATCAACCTCAGTGAGGCCACGTGCGGCCAGTTCATGTCCTCAGTGGTCAAGGATCACGGAGGAGTGCCGCCCAAGAACCCAGCCGTGGCCTCGAACTGGAATAACTTCGGTGGAGTTCAGGGCGCTGGGTATTCCGCCGATCCCAACGCGATCAACATCGCGGTCAAGCAGGGCACTGGAGTTGGCTCAACTGGATCACACGTCACGTCGGCCGTCCCCATCACAGACGACAGCGGCAAGGTTGTAGGATTTCGCGGCGTTGGGGTCAACCAGGGCAAGCAGGGAGTGTCCGGCGTTGGCCAGTACGGTCGGGATGTGATCACCAGTATTCCGCTTAGGATAGGCTCTCGCCCGGGTGAGTACCAAATCCGCCATGAGATCATAAAGCCAACCGACGATCGCCAAACCGTCGACCAAGCCTCAGCAGACAAGCAAGTCAGGACCGTGAAGGTTGAGACTGGAGGCAAGCTGACCGCAGACGTAAACGCTCCAGCCGGCTCGGACGTCAAGGTTGAGGGCGGAGGCGCGTTCAGCAAGACTGAAACCAATAGAACGATGCCGCTGCAATAATGCCAACCGAAGTTGAAGAACTAAGGCTCGTCATCACGCTAACGGACAATGCGTCCGGTGGCATAGAGAAGTTGCGCCAAGCGTTTGAGCGACTGGGCAGCGGAGCCACCCAAGGCCACATTGAGCGGTTTAAGCGAAGCCACAATGAGCTGGCCAAGCAGATAAAGGACATGCAAGAGCTCGTCACCGGTGGCGAGAAGGCCATGCTTGGCTTCATCGGTAAGTTCGGGATAGCTGGGGCGGCGGTAGCTGCATTTGGCACCGTCCTGACCGAGGGGATCAAGGGCCTCAATGAATTTTCCACCAAGTTGGTCGAGCTCAATAACAAGGCGAAAGTATTTGGCGTTCACCCAGCCGTCCTGAAGAGCATAGAGGAGCAGCTGGCCCAGATAGGAGTGGGCGCGGACCAGGCCGATGCCAACGTAGCCAGGTTCAATGAGGCCTACGCCAAGATGGGTCGCGTGGGCAGCGCAGAGCACCTCAAGCTGGTTCAAGACGCCGGTCACTATAACCGAGAGATGGAGGCCGGCATCCAGTCTATCCTCCACCAGCGCACCGAGGTCGCGAGGATCAACGAAGTTCTGGCCCAGGCCCAGAACGTCTATAACAATCGCCTGAAGGATACCAACGGCAACATCATCGACGCGACCGACTTCACCAAGCAGTTCATGGCAGCGTGGGGGATCGATCCAACCTTCGCTCTGATCCAACACTTGCATGAGGTCAGCGACGAAGAGAAGCGAGTGATGACCGAGCGGTCCAAGGCGACCGCAGACTACTACAAGCAGACGACCATTCTGAAGCAGGAGTGGGACGACTGGATGGATGAGATCAAGACCTCCGCGCTGGCGCCGGATGGCTTGATTGTTGAGGGTCTCCAAGAGATCATTCGCCTGGTCAAGTTTCTGCACAACGTCAATGAGCCACTGAAGCCTGGCCAGCGCACGAAGAGCTGGGAGGACATCGGAGAGGCCTGGCACAAGGCCGGAGAGACCGAGAAGCAGAAGGAGGAGGAGCACCGCAAGCAGCAACAAATTCCATTGACGGCTGAAGCCTTGAAGAAGTTTGGCCAGAAGGGCTTGGCTGACCAACTCGGGCTTGGTGACATTCCAGATGTGAAGGGAGGCGGGGCCGCCGGGACTGCGGCCGTTGGAGGCGCGACCCACCTGCTGTCTACTATGGAGGACACCACCGATACTCACACCGATATCATGAAGGACAACACTGGTCAGCTCAAGAGGCTGAACGACTACCTCGCGGCCCAGCAACTCGGCATCAAAGCTCCAGGTGAACGAGGAGCCGGTACGACCCCAGGCGGAGGCGGAGGCGGAGGCGGAGGCGGCGGTGATAATATCGCAACGCAAGGCACCGTGCCACAGAGCATGGGTGGAGGTGGAGGTGGAGGTGGAGGTGGAGGTGGAGGTGGAGGTGGAGGTGGAGGTGGAGGTGGAGGCGGAGGTGGCGGTGGCGGAGGTGATGGTGCAGCGACAGGTGACACGACCGGTGGCGCAGCGCAACCCTCCGGAGGTGGTGCTGTTGGTGGAGGTCCTGCGGCACCCGGTGGTGGCCGAGCTCCTCTGAATGCTCCCGAGCTGGACACCTTTACCAAGGGCGCGAGGGCCAGGGGAGTGCTCGGCGCCACAACCCCAGAGGCGACCGCTGCGAACATGGCCCAAAAGTTTGGAGAGGGGACCGGTGGTGGTGGTACCGACGCAGTTCAAGGCGAGGGAGCCGCCGCCCTGTTGGCCAGGAAGCGAGCTGGGTTCAAGGAGGAGCTGAAGGACCCGGAGACCCGCAAGCTGCTCGGCGCTGTGATCAGCTCCGAGAACGTTGGAGCCGGTTCTGCGGTCGCAGAGAGCCTGATGAACCGGACGGAGTTGGTGAACGCCTCCCGCGCCAAGCGAGGGTTGAAGCCACTCACACTCAAGCAGATGATGGGCACCTATGGTCACAGCTTCTACGGTCCAATCAAGCATGGGTACATCGGAGAACACCTCCAGAAGATGAACGATCCGAAGTACGCCGCGGAGATGAACAAGCGGATCGACTCCGCGCTCGGTGGTGCCAATACGATCAAGAGCTATACGGACCAGGGCAGCAAGGGTGATCCGAACTATGAGGCCGGTGGGATCGGCGTCAATATCAACAAGGAGCGGTTCAATGACTGGGGCTATCCTGGTTCGGTGGAATGGAGGAAGGCCAGACAGGAGGAGTTAGCCAAGGCCGATGCGACCGCTGATCCAAAGGTGGCTGCCGCTGCGGAGGCCAATAGGGCCACGGTCGATCGCAAGTCGATCAAGACGGTGAAGGTCGATGCGACCGGCAGCGTTAAGGTGAACGTCGCCAGTGCCGGCAGCGATGCCACGCTGGGCAGTGAGAAGCTGTTCAAGCCGACTTCCTCGGAGCGCCAGACCCAGATGGTGAGTGCGGCGACTGGTCCCAGCACCACCAACACCAGAGATCAAGGCGTAGCTCCATGAGCACGATCAAGGACATACACCTTCCGTTCAGGGATGACTGGATTACGGCGTCATTCAGAAACGCCCCCTTCTTCTGTGAGGCGAACAGCAGTGACAGCGGTCGCA